TTCAGTTGGTTTATTCGTGATAAATAACTATAAGTTACGGGGTATTAGCTCATTTAGGAGAGCGCTGCAATGGCATTGCAGAGGTGATCAGTTTGAGTCCGATACACTCCACCATTATTTTTAAAACTACCTGATGATTGATAAATAAAACTGCATTAGGAGAAAACAATGGCAACGTTTATAGCAGAAGAATTTCGTAATATCTTAAATAAAATCGACGAAGTAGGCAACAGCCCTATAGATGAAAATGAATCTCAAAAAGTTTGGACACTTAACACCGGACACGGAGAGCAGATAGCTAATGTAGCTAAAGACCCGAAGAGACATCGAGACGCAAAAGTTGTGCAAATGAAAATGGCACAGAATGGTGCTCCTCAATTAATAGTGATGTTAGATGGCAATCAATATCACGCAGATTGGAATCCCCAATTTGGTTGGGTAGTTGATTTCGACTAAAAAATATGCCCGTTTAGCTCATTTAGCAGAGCAACGGTTTTGATAAATAACATAAAGGATACCAATATGTTATTATGCAAATACTGTAACGCTCAGAAGAAACACAATAGATCGCTTATACACCATGAACGATTGTGTAAGAATAATCCAGTAAGGCAATCTACACCATTTCAAGATAGAAAAATACAGGAAATTATCAAAAGTAATAAAGCCGACCGTGGGTTTGAAAACCAATATACAAAAGCCAAAACTATAGGCATGTTGGTCCCTGTTTCATCCCAAAAAGGAAAACCAGGGAAAGGGCATCCTCATACGGAAGAATTCAAAAAACGTCAACGCCAAAATGCATTAGATAGAAAACTTGGCGGAGTAAGACAGTCAAAATGGATCAACTATAACGGCAAAACGCTTGGTAGTTCTTATGAACTTAAAGTGGTCCAAAGTTTAGAAGAAAATGGGATAGAATGGGACACATGCAATCGATTTAATTACGTTGACCCAACTGGTAAAAAGAGAACATATACTCCCGACATTTATCTTCCCCAATTCCACATCTATCTTGATCCCAAAAACGATTTTTTGATAGAAAATATAAATCCATCTTTGGGATTTAGCGACAAAGAAAAAATAGAATTAGTTGCGAAACAGAATAATATAAGTATAATCATACTAAACAAGCATGAGCTGTCTTGGGCAGCGATTGCGAAGAAAATAAATGCCCCTGAAGCCTTTAGTGGATGAGGTCGGGTTTTGTAACCCCGGGAAACAGGTTCGATTCCTGGCAGGGGCACCATTTACACTTTCTGCCAGGTGTTTAACTACTTCTAGTAGCACTAATCATTCAAGTTCAAGTTGTGTAGAAATGTAATCCCAATTGAGATCGTTTTTGTTACGAATTATTAGTAATTTTTTCTGGTATTGGATTGACCAATATTCTATACGTTTACTTTGTTCTATATTTTCTCTTGCTTTCGGATCAAGGTAAACATCATAGTCAACTAACCAGAAATCTGGCGTGTAAGAGGAATTTCGTCCACATTTATTCTTCAGTGTAAGCCAAAACGGTGCCGGTCTCCGCCATTTGATGGCATTGCGTTCTAAATCTAGATACAATTCGTATTCCCAACTAGATTGTAGAGTTACTGGTGTGTTATTACTATCATGAACAAGGTAATGTTTACTGTTGCCAGCTCCGGATCGTAAATGAGGATGTAATGCTACCCCGGCTGGATTTGCTCTCGACGCTGCTGATAGTTTTGCTTTAGTTGATTCTCGATGTCTAGACTCCTTACCACTTGTAAACTGGTTATGAACAATTTTCCTATTGGCTAACGGGTTAGGAACTTTCGCACCGTCTTCAATAGTATGGCATCTCCAATAATGTATTGCCATCTTTGCTCTTGTATTATGGATTTTAGGACATTTGTTACAAGACCACTTACCATCAACTTCTTTGAGATGCGATATAAATGATAAAATGGTTTGTTTACCATTTTTTCTAGAACTTTGATATCCGTTACAAGCTTGCTCGTGTCGTTGTATATTGCAAAGAGAAATTGAGAGGTTACATTTCTTGCATTGTGTGGTAGGTTTACTTGACATATGAGTTCTCCGAATATAAATATGTATGCATGGGACAGCTCGTTCTCCGAACCGGGTTTTTTGTTATTGCAAGTAACAAGATCACCATGTATATTTATACCATAAACGATTATATAGTCCGCTTTTGAAGGATAAACGGCCTAAAGCCCAATATCCAAGAGAAACCGAAGGTCGGGAGTTCAAATCTCTCTACCGGCACCATTTCTTTAAAAAATAAAGACCAACTGTCTCTGTTGCGGTATTTTACGCGAAGAATAAATACCTGCATGAGAATACACGATCTTACAGAATCTGCTGCTACTACGTTAGCTAATGCATTGTCTAAAATGAAACATGGATATCTACACGGCCGCCAACGTGGTCTAGACACTTGCTATGCATATGCTGGTGAAAAACTTGCCGAGTTTAATCCTCCAGAAGCTACCATACGATTTTGGGGAATAAAACATAAAAACATGATAGTGCATGGAGATGCACTATTACCCAACGGCACCGTGTTCAGCGATATAGATCCAGCGCTGTATAACAAACGAGGGTACGAGCTTGTACATACCATGCCGTTTAGCGATTTCAAACAGCAGCTTGCAAATTTTTAATTACCAACAGTTGTGAACTAACGTTCGGCAGGCTCACGCGGTTTTTTGTGTAAAGAACAACAGTTATTCATAAAAGGTGAATAACTGTACACTGTTGCGTCGGCAAAAAGAAGAAGTAGGCACGTTACCTTTTCCTAAAATGAGTCGCAAAGTAGATTGATATTTACTGTCCGTTAACGACATAATACCTATTAATAGGTAAGGATAATTTATGAAAATTTTTATAACGGGTGTAGCAGGGTTTCTAGGCAGTCACCTTGCTGACTATTTTTTAAATCAAGGACACGCAGTATCAGGATGCGATAATCTGTTTGGTGGAACTTTAGAAAACGTAGATTCTCGAGTAGATTTTCATAAACACGACATAACAGTATTAGATGGATTTGCAGAATTAATGCAAGGTTGCGATGTAATTTATCATGCCGCTGCGGCCGCGTATGAAGGTGTCAGCTCGTTTGCACCTAGCTTTATATGTGAGAATATTTTTACAGGTTCTGTTAATACATTTACTGCTGCAATACAAGCAGGTGCTAAACGAATCGTTTACTGTTCGTCAATGGCAAGATATGGAACAAATCAAACACCGTTTTTGGAAAACTATGAACCGCGGCCTCAGGATCCATATGGAATAGCAAAAGAAGCTGCAGAGCGTGTGTTGATTAATCTTTGCGAAACCCACGGCTTGGAATATGTAATTGCTGTTCCTCACAGCATTTATGGACCTCGTCAAAAATATGATGACCCATATCGAAATGTAGCGTCTATTATGGCCAACCTTATGTTGCAAAATCGTGCGCCAATCATATACGGCGACGGTGAGCAACGCAGATGTTTTTCTTATATAACCGACTGTGTTGGTATACTAGCAGCTATGGCAACCGAGGCGTGTGTTGTAGGTGAAATAATCAATATCGGACCAGATGAAGAGTTTATATCTGTAAACGAACTAGCCAGCAAGCTGTCTAACATAACAGGATGCAATCTTGATCCAATCTACATGCCCGACCGACCAAGAGAAGTAAAGCTAGCAACATGTTCAGCCGACAAGGCTCGAAAACTGCTGGGATATCAAACAAAAGTGTTTATCGACGATGGATTGAAAGACTTAGTAAATTGGATCGTTACACAAGTACCAAAACCATTTGGGTATCATTTCGATGTTGAAATCAAAAATCATCTTTTACCGCAGACCTGGCGAGATCGCCTAATTTAGGATATAACATGACACTCAATTTTAAACAAGCATTTGTGCATGCTGTTAATACACCCAGCGACATAAACGAGCATTTGCCACTTATGAATATACTTGCTAAACTTTGTACACATGTAACAGAGTTTGGTGTACGTTGGGGCGCTAGTGCCACAGCATGGCTAAACAACGATGTAATAGTACGCGGATACGATATTGTAGCATACGAGCCTGCAGTTGAGTTATTCAGCCAAGCACAAGCAGCTGGTAAAGATGCACAGTTAATTATTCGTGATACACTGTCTCTTGGTACCATTGAAAATACAGATCTGTTGTTTATCGACAGCTTGCATACCTATCAGCAGGTTACAGGTGAGCTTGCATATGCAAAGTTTGTATCCAAGTTTATTGTTCTGCACGACACTGTGTTGTTTGGTGATGCCGGCGAAGACGGCAGTCAACCAGGTATTAATCAAGCTGTACGAGAGTTTCTTGCTGCCAATCGAGAATGGACCGTAATGGAACATAGAACCAACAATAACGGACTAACTGTACTAACACGGAGATCATTCTTTTGATACCATGCATAGGCGTGCCGGTGCTCAATCGCGGCGATCTATTACTAAACATGACAGATTCTATTGATGTGCCTGTTGAACGTCTGTGCATAGTACAAAACGGCCATGACGACTCTGTTGATACCGCAGTTAAAGAAATAGCATCGGGCCGCAATAGGTTAATTAATAAAGTTTACATCGAACGACCTTTTCGCAACTGCGGAGTTGCTCCTGCATGGAATTCTATAATTAAATCGTTTCCCGAATCAGAATACTGGTTAATAGCCAATAATGATACGGTATTTCTGCCAGGTGATTTAGAAAAATATCACAATTTATACATGCAAAATGCAAACGCTGTGATAACTGCGGCAAACGGAGCATTTAATTGCTTTTTAATCACTCCAGAAATAGTAGCAAAAGTTGGATTATTTGATGAAAATGTTTGGCCAATATATCACGAGGACATTGATTATTTTGTTAGGATGCAAAGAGCAGGTGTCAATAGAATTAAGTTAGATAGCGATATCGGGTTTAGTAATAACGGCAGCTGGACCATAAAAAGCAACGCAATTTATGCAGCTAGCAACAATACTACGCAAGCCAACAACGGGCGATATGTTAACGACAAATGGGGCATAGACCAGTCTTTTGCAACTCCCTGGAACCATCCCAGCAGAGACGTGAAGGACTGGTGGTATGACCCATATCGACGGCAATCGCACAGCACTATTTGGAATCATTTTGAACACACTGCAAACAGGATACTATAGTATGAAACCTACATTAACAGAAATAATCTTGTCCAAAAATCTAGTTACTGACAAACATAGTTTACACAGCTATACAGACTATTTTTACGAACAAGAATTTGCAAAATATCGAGAAAAGCCGGTGCAAATAGTAGAAATAGGCTTTGATCAAGGCGGCAGTTTGGTATTGTGGGCAGAATACTTTTCGCAAGCTCGAATTTTAGGAATTGATCTACAGCTTAGAGGGAATTGTGAGCAAGACTGCGCACAATATCCAGGAATTCAACTGGCATTAGGTAATGCGTACGATCACCACAGCTTGCAGTATTTTCCGTCTGCAGATATCATAATAGACGACGGACCGCACAGCCCGGAAAGTCAGATATGGGCTGTAAAAAATCTATCGCATAGAATCAAGCCAGGTGGTATTTTGGTAATAGAAGACGTCGCAGATCCTGCTACACTTGACCAGTTGAAAAACGCAACACCGTTTCATTTAAAAGAATATGTTGAGTACATAGATCTACGCAATATAAAAGGACGTCAAGACGATATTATGTTTGTGATACGTATACCAGAAAAAACTGGCGTAAAGGCTCTGTTACCAACTGTCAACACAACTGCCGCGTCAGCAACAACTGACGAAACCGACCTGTTGTTGACACCAACTGGTGCAGGTATGGATATGATGGCAGAACGACTATCTCACATAAAAAATATCATAGATTTCAACAACATAAAATCAATCATAGACGTAGGCAGTGCTCACGGTTATGAAAGCTTAAACATGGCTCGTGTTTTCAAAAATGCACAAACTTTTGGGTTTGAACCTACCCCAGAACACTACCAGCATTGTCTTAAAATTAAACAGGAATCCGGCGATGTTGGAACACGTATGCACTTTACACAAGCAGCACTGAACAACGTCAACGGGGCCATACAGTTTTATCCATTAGACAACGAGCAAAGCCGAGGAAACAACACCGGTATGGCCAGCAAGTTTCGGTTAATGGATCCTGCAGTATTTCCACATGAGCTCAGTGTGCAAAAAGAAATTACTGTCAATGCAGTGACACTGGATACGTGGTGTGCGCAAAATAACATTCAACCAGATATAATTTGGATGGACGCGCAAGGTGCAGAACTAGACATACTTAAAGGTGCAGAGCAAACTCTAGCGTCGGTTAAGGTCATATTAACCGAAGTTGGTTTAATCCCGTATTATCACGGACATACATTAAAAGCAGACATAGACGGGTATCTTGCATCTTTGGGGTTTCGCGAACTAGTTACTGCGCGCAAACTAGGTCACAAATATGAAATGGATACTATCTATGTGAAAGACTAATTCCACAAAAGTTCACTGGCAATTTTTACTATAGTTTTCACTTGTTCTATGTCGGTTGGTTCTGTTTTCCAACCGACAGTGATTTGTCCAATAAATTTGCTAGGATCTGGTGGAACACTTATTCTGCACATATAGGTTATCCCTGCGTCAATATATGCAAAACCTAAAAAGCTTTGTGGTCGTGCATAGTTACTACATGCAATTTCTCCGCTCATCAGCGTAACAACATCTTTGTTGTTGTCAATGTTGGACGTGAAAAGTCCAACATCAAGTCCATCCCAGTTACGCTGCCGGCCTGCAGATTTTGAAATAAAACTAACAAGCTTTCTGGTGTTAAGCAAAGGATTAACATCGAAAATTGCAACAAGTTCAGCATCCGAACGTTTGATAATAAAACTTGTTGCTTCTTCATACTTTCCATTCATATGCGGTAAAGCTTGCTGCGCCCGGTAGCTGGCCATAAATGCGTCTTTTTCCGTATATACAAACCATGCACCCATGAAAAACAACCCAATTACCAACAATATTATAAGACGTAGGGGGTTGTGACCCACCCATTCTAACACTTTGATAAATGTGTCTTTGAAATCCATATGGTTAAGCCTCTGTTAGATCTGTACGATTGCAAACAAAACTTGCTACAGCCATATTGCCATAAACATGCGCAACTGTTCTGATCATATCCATAACAGGATCAACTGCTATTAACAGTACAATCACCGCTTCGTGCGGTAGTTTAAGAAGATCACACACAATTGCCACAGTAGCAACAGTTAGCACTCCTGTTGTGCCTGCTGATGCCACTCCTGCCAGCATACTGCCAAACAATACAATAATTAACCCTCCTATGCCAAGTTCAACTCCATAGATATTGGATATGAATATTGTTGCCACTGCGTAGTAAGCTATGCTTCCTACTCTATTCACAGTAAAACTCAATGGTACCATGAGCTCTACACTACTGGGATCAAATTTTAAATTAGACAGTGCATCTTGTGCATACGGTATGCATGCCAACGCACTGCGGCTACTGAGTGCAATAAGCAGTGTTTGCTTTACCTCTGCAATTACTGTAAATATGCTGGTCTTGCTACGTAGCCAAATAATTAATGTAGCAGCCAGTATAAGCAGTATACCGCTCAATGCCTGTTGATAGATAAACTCAAACATCATGGTAAAAATAGATAGCCCTACTTTTCCAACTTGGCTGGAAATCATAGCCAGCAATGCAACTGGCAGAAAATAATTAAGAAATTTGAATATGCTAATAGACGCTTGTTGTATGGTCTGCAACACTTCGATTATAACTCGTTGCCCATTGCTTTTAATACTGCCTAAACTTATGCCAAATATCAAACAGAATATCACTACTTTGAGACTTTCGCCAAGGTTAAGTGCAGAAAAGATGTTTTCTGGAATAAACTTGGTAAAGATAGCAAAAGGATCTGGTTTTTCAGCTGTGTCGTTGTGCGCTTGTAATGTCATTTGTAGATCGCTTGAACTCGATCCTCTGCTGCTTACAAGCGAGCCCAATGTAGCTTTACGCTCCGGTGTCATGTCACCGCTGGTAACCTGTACACTAGCTATTCCTATAGCGCTCGACAACAGCATACTGAACAAGAATCCGACAATAATTTTCTTGATCATGCTGCTGGCTCCGTCGCGTTGCAGCAGTGATACAATACCACTTAGAATAGTTGCTAGCAAAAAGGGCAGTACCACCACTTTTAGTAGGCTAAGATATATACCACCAATACCTTCAAACATTTGACTTTCTGTTGGGTACCAGATGCCAGCCAACACACCCAAAATGATGCTACCAAACACCGTTAATGGGCTGGTGAGAAACTTTTTTATCATTTTTTGACGCCTTTCTGCTGTGCTTTATATCTATCAATTAGATCTTGCACTTTGATATTTTGAAACTTGTCTTGTATAACAAAATCCACTACAGCCAACAATTGCGTGTTGCGGTAATCTACTACACCTGCAATGTAATCTGTGCTGTCAACCAGTATAACTGCTTTGGTAGTAATACTGCTTTCTGGATGGTCGATAGCAAGTTTTTTAATTTCCAATTCGTCTCGATAGGCGACTGCCGTTTTGTTGGTCATAACGTCGTCTAGTACTTCATTCCAATTTAATTTGGGAACAAAATCTGCGTTGGGAAAATTAATTCTAGCAAAGGTTTCGTACGCTGTACCTTTTATGAAACCAATGCTTCCATTGAGATTTCGTATTACATCTGGTGTAGACCGACCGTTTTCATTTTTGCTTAGCCACAGTCTGTTGACCAACAGTGCTTGATGCAACTTGGCATACGGTACTGTAAATCTAATTGTTTGTAATCTAGGTGGAGTAATACTAAGTTTGCTGAGAGCCAAATCAGCCTCTCCTCTGCGAACCTGCTCAACTACCTCTTGGAATGTCTCGGCATCTCTGCGAAAAACCACTGTCACACCCAGCATGTTAGCAACAGCTCGTGCAATATCTGCATCTATGCCAACAATATCATTTCCAGACCCGCTGTAAAACGGCGGTGTGTCAAACTTGGTCATGCTAACCACAAGCTTATTTGATTTAGATATCTGAGCTATGTCTTGAGGTAACGGTTGAGCTTGTATACTAGCTCCTGTTATAGAGACAGCTACAAATACTATAGCAGCTATAAAATGTTTTATAGTCATCAGGCTGCCCTTTCTAGGTTTATGTTGTAAGAGTTAAATACAACGTTATTTATTAATGTCGTCTATCTATCTGCTGAGAGTAACATTAGAGGTTGACGAAACTAACTTACTAACGTAATATGTAGTTGTTGATGCAACATTGGTAAGTTAGGGGATTAGCTCAATTGGTTAATCCTTTATAATATGGGCGTATAGCTCAGCGGCAGAGCACGGGTCTCCGAGGATGCAGGTTTGCCTTGCAAGGGTTCAATTCCCTAAGTCTTCGCTGAATAAACCCATGGTCCCTGGTTCGATCCCAGGTGCGCCCACCATTTTCATCTGATTACTTTTCCATCCTTTAATCGTGTCTTCTGCAGGATGTGCCATTCAGATATACCAAGGTATATCTCTGCCGATGAGAATCCCTTTGAAAGGCACCATTGTTTTAGATTTGTTGTTGATTCAACTTGACCAGTTGATATGTGTTCGAGATCAAACAAAAGCCGAGGGCGGCTACCCTTTACACCGGATTTCTTTTTCTGGTTATAATGATCTCTAACCCCTTTTGAAATTTTCAGCCTTGTATCATCAGAGGAGGTTGACCCAATCCTTAATTTACTTAGATTATCCTTGAACTCGCTGGACATAGATTTTCCTTTGTTCCACGGAATGCGTTTTCTTAAAAGCTCTTTTTGCCGTTCTGTAACGACCTGTCCAAGATTTTGCTGTCTAATTGCAGAACACATTTTTTCCTTAGCAACTTGGTATCGATTGCTTGACGGCATATATCTTTTATCGTTTTGTTTTCCATGTGACATGCGCCATAGTGCAAATGTCATTTTATGAACATGATTGTTGTAAACCATCTTTGTTAGAAGAAGATGGGCAATATAATGCTCCTTTGCGGTGAGTAGGACAAGATTTGACTTAGAATTATCGCCTCCCATTGATTTAGGAATTATGTGATGGCGCTCGAAATAGATTCCGTTATTCTTGCTTCTATCGGCTGCACGAGAAATAAGAATCTTATACCAATTGGTATATTTGTTTTCTTTGAACATTTCCTCTCCAAATAAATAAGGATACGCGGGACAGCCTAGGTTCTCCAAGCTGGGTTTTAAATCGTTGGCGCGATTTGATCACCGCACATATTTAGCCGGTATCCCCTACCAACTTTTAAATGTGCAAATTATACCAATCCAACAGTACCAAGATTAAGCTGGAGGTCTTGCCTACACCGTAGACAGGCATATCAAACAGCACCACACATGACCTTAACTTAAACAGTTTGGTGTTACAGTGCAGGCGTGAAAGTGGCGCACCGGTCAAATAAAGCTGAATTCAGCAGATATATCGTTAAGTATGTACTTAATTCAAACTTGTCATAAATAATATAGGTTTTAGAGGGGTTTACATATGTCAATATTTGATGGTACTATACGTATATTGGGCTTTGGTAGCATAGGGGCTGGTTTAATACCGCTATTACTTAAACATTTTTCAGCTGACCGTATAAAGATAATGTCAAGTGATTCTAGAAATCAAAATATTGCCACCACTAATGGTATTGAACATCAAATATGCAGAATAAATCCTTCAAATTATACAGAAATGCTAGAAGGGTGGATAAACAAAGGTGATTTTCTTGTGAATCTCAGTGTCGATGTCAGCAGCAAAGCATTAGTTGAATGGTGTAATGCCAATCAAGTATTGTATCTAGATACCTGCATCGAACCATGGACAGGGTACTACACTGACATTAAAATTTCTGCCGAACGTCGTACTAATTACGCTTTACGTCAAGAAATGATTGACATGCAAAATTGCCGGGGTGTACCGAGTCCAACAGCTATTATAGCGCACGGCGCCAACCCAGGTTTGGTTAATCATTTTGTAAAACGAGCATTGTTAAATCTTGCACAAAATCTCACGCCCGATGTCAATCCATCTACTAAAGAAGAATGGTGTCAACTGGCAAAGCACCTGGGTGTTAAGGTTATACATATAGCCGAACGCGATACGCAAACACCGCAAGATCCAAAAAAAATCGGCGAATTTGTTAATACCTGGAGTGTTGACGGCTTTATATCCGAAGGTCTACAACCTAGTGAGCTAGGCTGGGGCAGTCATGAAAAAACTTTGCCACTTGATGGTTGTACATACGATTGGGGCTGTAAGAGCAGTATATGGCTTAATCGACCTGGTTGTATTACCAAAGTACGATCTTGGACTCCTCAAGAAGGTCCATACCACGGTTGGATAATTACACACAACGAAAGTATTGGCATTGCTGATTATTTCACAGGCGAAGACGGGTATCGGCCAACAGTGCATTATGCATATCATCCATGTGACTCAGCTGTACTAAGCATGCACGAACTATCTGGTAAGAATTATCAGCAACAAACAATTCAACGGTTAATTGTAGACGAAGTAGCATCTGGTGTGGATGAACTTGGTGTACTATTAATGGGAGATTTTGGAGCATACTGGTATGGTAGCTTGCTAGATATAGAAACCGCACGTAATCTAGCACCTTATAACAATGCAACATCACTACAGGTAGTAGCACCTGTATTAGCTGGAATTTTATGGGCTATCGAACATCCTACAATGGGAATACTAGAAGCAGACGAATTGCCGTTTGAAGATATTTTGAAAATATCTGATCCATATATGGGACAATTAGTCGGTTGTTACACGTCGTGGACACCGTTACAAGACAGAGGTATCTTATTTTCAGAAGATTTAGATTATGATGACCCTTGGCAGTTTAAGAATTTTAGAGTAGTTTAATAAAATGGGTCAATTATAACAAGAGTGGTGTCTCTTAACATCACATTGTTGGCATCTAAGTCTAATCCCTTACGTTTCATATTACTAGTTAGAGGTAAGAGTTCTCTAACTACACTAATCCAAGACTCGTCCGGTGATCTGCTAAGTTTTTTCCATAATTCATTTCGAGCATTGTTGTCAACAACTAATTTAGAAATAAATTCATTTCTAAATTCTTTTGTCTTGTCCATCAATTGTCCCCAAACAATAATTTTCTGTCGTATTGTTGGATACATTTCTTCTCTAACACCTGGTATACCAAGTTTAAGTCCTTCTAGATATGCAAATATCATCTCAGGCGCATAACGCTTCATCAGAGCTTGTTCTGATATTTTATCTAATTTTTCCATTCGCACAAAGCTGAATTTGGTTCCAGGGATGTTTGCCATAATTCCAGGAATAGTTAAAAATCGTACTTCGTCTAATGCTGATAACTCTTTGCTATCTGCACCCGTTAAAAACACTGGAACATGAGGATTGTTTTTATGATCGATAGAGAATTTTACAAATTGCTTAAAATTGCTGTTGCTCTTAAATAATTTTAACACATAATTTTTGTTGGGATGTTCAGCAACTGCTGCTTCCATTCCAATTCCAATTACATTCCACCCATATTTTCTTAGAACATCTTCTGGATTTTTAAGCTGCTGGATATCTTTTTTGAGTTGTAATTCGTCGATTTTCATGAGATTGGGTTACCTTCAATATCATAACCAGCAGCTTCGGCAGCGGCGACAGCAGCGGCAGTGGGATTTGCAATGTATTCAATAGATTTAGGATCGTTTTTCACGGCGGCCAACTGTACAGCTGGTGTTGGGTTTTTTATATACCTGATGATAACGCCTCTAATACCAACAGCAGCAAGATGTTCTTCTTCGGTTGGGTTGGGTAACATTCTAATGGAATATGGAGCATTTTTAACACTGGCTACACGCACAGCGCGACTAGGATTGCGCATATATGCAATAGGGTAGTCACTGATACTTAGATATAACTCATTAAACATCTCATTTTCTAACGAACTGCCAACAGCCATCATTTCCAATGCAGGTGGAAATGAATACGTCTCACGATCTCCACCATAGCCTTCCGGTTGTCCAAGCGCAATAATATAATAAGCAGCCATATCTGTCGATTTTAGATCCATCAATTCCTGTTCTAAGTTTTTATCACGAATACGTCCGTGATCTCGCCATTTTTTCAGTTTTGTTCGCATTGTTTCCATGGCTTGCCTGCGAACACGTCGTTCGTCGGTTATGTTGCCGCCATGTGGAACCATTTTTACCAAAGCCCGGGGATCAAATCCTGTTGCGGATTCAAATTCATCAGCAGAAATGGATTTATCTGCGCTGTTAAACATTTCGATCTCATTTACATCAGGATGATATGCAATGGCATACTTTTCACCCGTGGTTTTATTGATGCAATAAATCAATGTTATGCTACGATCCAGGAAGTATTCGTCAAAATAATGGGTGGCAGGGCGGGCTGTACACCACGCAGTGTCGCGACCATGGAAACATGATGCATCATGATCCAACGGTATTACTACCAGCCAATCAGGAGTTTCTTTAAGCGTGATGCTTTTGCCGGCGGCGCGCTTGCGCTTGATCTGTGTTTTACTGGCTTGGGTTTGTTTATCTGCAACAAACGCAGAAAACTTATCCCAACCCTGTTTACGCCACCAATCAATGTTGCGTTCGTTGCCTGTGACCTGATTCCTATTAACCAGATCGCGATACTGATTGACGGTTGTTTTGACAAGATTAGCATCAGCTACTTGGTTAAATGCAGCAATGGTGTCTGGATAACCTTCAATCAGCAGTTCATGTATTCTCATGTTATTGTATAACCTTTTCAATCATAATATTTTAAGTATTAACTTTACACAAGTCCTGTAACAAACATGAAAACAGCATTAAGTAGCAACACAGATCCTAAGAGTCCAATCATGCTACCTGCGATCAACATTGGCATGCTCACAGCAAGTATACTAGACGATGCTAACACAATAGCTATCTGTAATGCAGCGCTGGCAGCGCCAAACCACACGCTGCGCCTCTTGGCAGTTTCTCTATCAATCTCATAGTCTCGAGCTCGTGCAAAAAGCTCTTTTTTACCTTCTCCACTAGCTGGATCAGTTTCATACCGTGCAATCATTGCTTTATTTTTCTCTATTTTAGCTTCTATTGCATTGCGATGT